AGAAGAGAAGGAAACACTTGAAAACAGAAAAGACTATGCTGGAAACAGACATGATGTCGAAACTACTGTTAAGGATGTAGAAGAAGATGGTTAGAGAAAATTCTTCCAAACTAGATATTCTCTTTGATCAAGGAAAAGACATGCTAGGATTTTATAGACAGCATCCTTGTAGAGCAGCGTATGATCTTCTTGGTGTTGACTTTGCTCCTATACAGAGACTTGTTTTTCGTGATATGTGGCTTAAAAATTACGTGATAGCTGTTATGGGCCGTGGTAATGGAAAAACATTTATGTTAGGGGTACTAGCCTCTTTGAGTTGTTTACTATATCCTGGTTATCGTGTCGGTCTTATAGGGCCTGTTTTTCGTCAGTCAAAAATGATATTTTCAGAGGTTGAAAAACTGTATGCTAAATCGGCTATATTAAGAGAGGCTTCTGAAAAGAGACCTACAAGAGGATCTGATACTTGTTATTTGAGATTTAAATCTGTTGGTAGTTTTAATGGTTCCTTTATAGAAGCTCTTCCTGTCGGCGCCCGAGGAAAAATCAGAGGGTCTCGTTTCTATCTAATACTTATCGACGAGTTGGCCCAGGTACCTGATAAGGTATTGGATATGGTCGTTCGACCTATGGGTGCTACAGTACTGGAGCCTATGGAAAATGTTAGAAGGATAGAAAGACAAAGGGAATTGATTATGAGAGGGCTAGCTGTAGATGCGGATTTTGAAGAAAACACGGTTAATAAGATGATTATGACGTCTTCTGGGTATTACAAGTTTAATCATATGTGGCGTAGAATGAAAGATTACTGGCGTCAGATGGATTTGGTTTCTGAAGAAGAATGCCAATATAAAGTATGGCAAGTACCTTATTGGGAGTTGCCAGATGGTTTTTTGGATATGAACAATGTTGAACAAGCCAAAAGAATAATGTCTTCTCCAGAATATAGAATGGAGTATGAGGCGGAAATGATATCTGATTCAGAAGGATTTTTTAAAGCCTCCTTATTAGAAGATTGTACAAACGGAAGCGGGTTTTCCATAGAGCTTGTTGGAGATAAAGCAGCCGAATATATAATAGGTGTAGATCCCAACCAAGGAGGATCAGCTAGTTGTGGTGTTGCAATAGTACGTCTCGGAACAATTAATAAAATTGTTAATGTATTAGAGTTAAAAAGTAAAACAACACAAGACTTGACACAGGCAATACAAAAAATTTGTGAAAATTACAATGTAATAAGAATTTTCATGGATAAGGGTGGGGGAGGAAAAGCTTTATGTGATTTGTTAGAGGAAGGGCATAATGGTAAAGAGCCTATTATAGATCGTACTAATGACGATCATAGGAATATGAAGGGGCGTCATATATTAGAAATGGTGAATTTTGCGCCGGCTTGGATATCTGATGCAAATTTTACAACTCTTTCATTACTAGAAGAACATAGATTGTTGTTTCCGGAAGTTCCAGTGTCATCGACTTTAGACATGGCCGGCACAGTTTATGCTACTGTTAGAGTAATGAAGTCTCAAATGTTGAACATAATTGTAACGCAAACAAGAAGCGGTATGTTACACTTTGACACACCAAAAAAAGGACAAAATAAAGATCTTTACTCTGCTTTAATATTGGCAGGTTACGGTGTTCGGCAATTAGAAAAAGAATTAGAAGGAGAGCCTGAACCAACACTGTTTGGGTCTGGTGGTATGGTACGACAGCATAAATCTAATTCTTCGTGGGATCAAACGGTACATAAAGCAGGTAAAGTAGCAACAAGCGCTGTGAAAAACATTCACGCGGCAGTGTTACAGAAAAAACTAAAATAAACTAACCTCACATAAAGTAGAGGAACACCCTAATTTTGCGGAGGAAATACAGTGTGTAATAAAACATCAATATACGACGGAACATTTTGGGATTTATGGGTACAGAAGATATTTAGAAATTTTGCTTCAATGAAATATCAAGTATTATTACTACTGTACGGCGTAACAGTTTACGGAATGTTTTGGGCCCCACAAGACTGTAGAATTTCAGCTGTACTTGGAATGGGGTTTCTTGGAGGCGGTTTTATAACTATGGCTACTAGTCGTATTATAGCAAACACCTCGTTGTTCGAGAAAGGTAATGGAAAGAAGGAGGACGAGCTTCAATCCAGAGTAAGAGGACAGGAGCTTGATACTGAAAATTAGTGTTAAATAAATTAAGTCTATTTGATATTGTTAAATCTGCTGCTTTGATAGCGGGTATTATATTTGTATATACACATGTAAATACATTTATAGATGCTTTAAAAGGTACAGATACATCTACCGAACCACAAATAATTAAAATAGATGATACAGCTATAAAAATAGAACTGGCTGCTAGTAAGGCTAGATTAGAAAAATTAGAAGCATTGTTATTAGAGCAAGAAAGTACGATAGTAAAATACGCTAGACAGAACAACGAGAAAATAGATGAGCTTGCTCAAATAAGTGCTAAATTAGAACAGACAGTTAAGAAGTATGGAAAGTCTGATAAAATATATGATGGTAAAGAAGACGGCGATCCTAATAAGTACTTTTTCAAAAAGATTTATATGAAGGGTCAGGATGAAAGAGAGTTTCCTGCCGCCTGGGTAATGTATTACCCTAACAGAGAAGAAGGCAAGCAGTGGAAGAGCGGTACTTATCCTTTAGAGTTTGATATGAATATTGTTGAATCTGAGTCTAAAGATGGTACTCTTAATAGATATGCAGAATTATGGGCCTTTAATGATCAAATGAAGGAAGTTAGAGGTGAACGTTTTCCAATAGCAGTCAATGATGTTAAATGGGAAAAAGCGCCTTTGGGCGAAAAGAGCTTTATGTTTAATATGAGAATAGCAGCATATGCTAATGCTGTAGTTGGAAAAGATGGAGAAGGTGTTTTTGCTCCTGGTTTAGGAGTGTCCTTTTTTAGTTATGGACGTACTAAGAGAGATATGGACTGGAAGTTTCTCAGTGTAGGTGGAGCATACAATGGACAAGAAGGGTTCCTTTTCATAGAGCCCGCTTCCTGGAACATTGGTAATGTGTTACCACTAGTAGAGAATGTGTTTGTTGGTCCTATTGGAGGAATGAATACAGAAGGAGAATGGAGTTTAGGTGTTGGTTTCTCAATACCATTTTAGGAGGAAGAAATGGCTAACGCAACAGATGATTACACAAGATTTAGAACAATAGATCCTAACAACCCGCCCTATGAAATTGATGATAAAATAGGCAGAAAAGATCCTACATATATAACACTAGTACAAAAGACAACGTCTGATTATGATCCAACTGCTGTTGTTTCTGGAGGAATTACTACTGTATCAGGGGCCGAGTATACTATACTTAGAACGAATTACAGATAATAGGAGATTTTTATGAGGAAGGACACACTTAATAAAGTAACAGCCAGTCTAAAAGAGAAATATCCGGATATCGGTCTGGAAAAATTAGAGGTTAATGAAACCAATGGAACTGCCTCTTTTTATATGCAGCCAACTCAAAAAACATTGGCGTTTTTAGATGGAAAAGGTACTACTCCTGGAGTTATACCAAAACTAGGAGGAAGAGAATCTGCTGCTACTATAACAAGAGACTCTATAGATAGAACAGTTCTTGATTTAGCTCTTCAAGCAGACGCATACGATATGCCGCAGAACGAAGCTTATCAGTTAGCATTGAGGCATTATCATACCCAACCTTTTATTGGTACTTCTATAAATACATTAGCGAGTTTATCAATGAGAGGATTTGAAAACGACATAGATGATCCAAATATAAAAAACTTCTTTGATGTGTGGACTTTCGATGTAAATTTTAGTGACGTGTTGGAATGGATATTTTTAGATTTTTTTAGAGTTGGTCAAGTTTATACATATAAGGTTGTAGCAAAATACGAACCACGTGTATCTCATCTTTCACCACTTCCTGGAAAACCAATAAAAAACGGAAATAATAAAAAAGCGAAAGGTAAGGAATCCGCGGCCAAGAAAAACGTTTGGTCAAAAGGATATTTACCAGTTGCATATACTGTGTTAAATCCGTTGTTGATAGAGGTAGAAGGAAGTTTGTTGTTTGATCAATACTCTGTTTCTATGGAAGCTCCTCCTGAATTACGAGAATTATTGGCTAAACCAGCAGGAGACCAGACAGCTGAAGAGAAAGAACTTATAAAACGATTACCAACGGATTTAAAAAATGCTGCACAGACAGGGGAGCGTTTTAAACTAGATCCGACGTTAGTAGGCATACTTTCGTATAGAAAACAGCCGTATGAGAGATATGCTAAACCAAAAATGGGAAAAATATTTGACTCTATTAGATATAAAAAATCATTAAAAGATGCTGATTTGAGCACATTAGATGGTATAACAAATTACATATTAAAAATAACAATAGGCTCTGATGAATTTCCTGTTACAACACAGACAGAGTTAGAAGCTGTAGCAGATTTGTTCAACACAACAAGTAAATCTTTTGATGTTGTTTGGAATCACACGTTAAATATAGAAAAAATAGTGTCGCCAGAAATTGAAAGTGTATTAGGACAGGGAAAATATGCACAGGTAAATGATGATATTACATCTGGAATGGGAATGTCAAGAGCTATTATAGATGGTGGAGGAGAAATAAGTACTACTGAAGGAAATTTATTTGTCAAAGGTCTTGAAGAAGAAATACGTTACGCTAGACGGATGGTTACAAAGTGGATCTACCGTGAATATAGACAAATAGCTGAAGCTGCCGGCTTTGATAGGTTCCCAAAGATTAGATGGGATGACAGTGTACTTAAAGATCAAATCTTGTATATGAATATAATAGCACAGTTAGTTGATAGAAGAATGTTAAGTTATGAAACAGCACACGAGTTGTTAGGTTTTGATTATAGTACTGAACTGAAAAACATGGAAAATGAGTTTGATCTGGTACAAGAGGGTACTTTCGGTATCCTAGGGTCTCCGTGGCAACAGAAAGGGTTGCCAGGGCAGCCTACGCAAAACGCACCGTCAGGAACTCCGTCACAGGGAAGACCTAAAGGACAACCAGCAAAACCAAAGGATAAGAATACTAATCCAAATGCACAACCAAACGCAAAACCAAAAAACCCACCAAAAACACAAAGCTCTAGTTTAAAATTAAAAGACGTTATAAAAGATTTGAATGAACAAGAATTTGCTGAACTGGTAGGAGAAATGTACAAAGCTAGACTTTCTGACAAGGAGGAGAATAGTGAATAAACATAAGTTTTATATAGATGCAGACATAAAGGTAGAAAAAAATTCTAAAGAATTATGGGAAGCTGCGTCTAACGCTATAAATCTTCCTAAAGGAATAGAAAAACAGCCTGACTTACTATATTTTTCAGCAATTTTTGTATCGTCTGGAGAAAATTTAAATCATGCGTTTTTTCTACCATCAGAACTTGTGGCTGCAGAAGATACAATAATAAACAAAGCGCTTGATGTTGAACATAAAGAAGAGGATATTATAGGGCATATATATGACAGAGCGTTTGTAGATGCCGAAGGCACTAAAATAGAAACTGCAGAATTAGCCGCCAAAGATCCAGGGAGTCTAAACACTAACGATATACATGTTGCT